GTTTGTTTTTCGATCCGGGCCATAGAACGCCCGACTCCATCGATCGCGGTTGATTCCGCCAAATTTAATTTTATTTGCGAAATTTCTACTTTCTTGTTGGGGGACGACGCTTGGGTCCTTTTGCGCGCCCTGTTTGAATCTTCGGTCCTTTGTTCACCCGCTTCCCATGATTCGGACCTGACTTTCTTGAGTTGTTTTGTAAACGCTTCTTTTGAGCTTTAGTCATGTCCTTTTGGGCTGTTGCATTTGACTGCACAGGGGGCACTCCTCCTATTTCACCGATTGCTCGGCCAACGCCGGAGATAATGCCACCAAGTTTCGGGGCAATACTTTTGATTCCATCCAACACTGAACTAAACCATTCTCCCAAAGGGTTTTCATTCTGCGGAACTCCCACTGGCATTTCTGCCAAGCAACGAGAATAGATCTCCATAGCCATTCCATCAAATGCCGGAGGCACTTGAGCCATAGCAAGGAGATCAGGTTCTGTTGTTGCTGGAATTCGTTCGAAATAATAACGAACAGTTATTTGCATTGTTGAATTTTGATTTAAACCAGCGGCAATTAAGCCACAAGTATCAAAGGGAAAGATTTTCATCGCGGATCCTGTATTTGGTTGACCCGTATTGAAGAAGGGAACATTTGACGTTGAAATCCACGTCGGCCGCGGGGTGCCTGTGAAGGCATCCCCTGCCAATGTGCCTGAATCAAAACATTTCTTCACCATTATATCCGATGGTGCCAACGTTTGATACGGATTGTCCATGTTGTTCTGGGTGGCTATAACATAAGCTCCATCCACAGCTGACCACGTTCTCGAATCCGTATAGGTTGCGGCTTCCAATTGGGTAGTTGGAGGCAAAGCAACGGCTCGATAAGGCATTTTCATGTACGTTTGAACAACGTCAGGTGTTACGGGCAATTCCTTTTCGGACACCCTTTTCTGTAACACTGGCCCTGTTGAAGTGGGGCCTGCCACTGATGTCGCTGTAATATATTGCAACACCGTATCTTCTTCTGATGAAGGCGCTCTATAGACTGTCAACGAGCCACCTTTGTAGAGTTCTGCTGTTGTGTTCACACACTCAATTCCTGCACTTACAAGTCGGAAATGTCCAGAACAGAATTTTGCTGGAATATGCACCCCGGGGAAGTTGGTGACTGTTCCACTTGGGGAATACCAATCATCTCCCGATGTTGCACACGCAATTATATTCCATCCAGGCAATAATCCTGGCGTTGTTGGTGCTGTCCCGTAATAGGTTCCATTTGTGGTGAACCTATAGGGCAAGAGGGGATAAGTGCCGTTATTCACGGGAATCGACGTCGCCGATGCCGGAATAAAACAGCAATGCATGTCCCATGGGGCTGTTGCGCCGGAAATCATCACATTTTGTGTTGTAGTGTATGTTTGGACCACACTATTCACTGTGTTCATGTCCGGATAGCCGGGACAACGAACTCTATCGTCATGGAACGGATCAGTTGCGGCAATTAGCCACTCCATTCCTGCGGTGGTCATTTGTCGACCTGCCACCAATCGGTCAAGTATATTTTTCGCTTTTCTCGGAACTCGTGTTCCAAGAGTCTCACTCGGTAATGCGGCCATAAACTTCACACCCAGCAGTTTTCGCACTGGTTTAGGTGAAGAAAATGCCGGGGGGGTAAAAATTGTAAAAATCCCCCCCCGGGCTTCCAAGCGGGGGTCACCGCTACACTGCTGCGGCAGTTTGCCCCGCCCATGCCAACATTATTCCTTCTCGGCTCGGTACGCCTCTTGATAGGAAAGAGTCCACCACATTTGATCGCGGTAAGACTCCGAGTAAGAATTTCATGTACGACGTAATCTCATCATAACAATCAAACCAACCAAGTTCTAGCAACGAGTAGACTTTCATCAACTCATCATCCGGCCCCAATTTATCTATGGACATTTGGAGGCCAGCCATCACTCGGTCACGATTGTAACTAGGGACAAAAAATATTTGCTTTCCGCGCTTAAAAGATCTACAGGTGCCACCTAGGAAGGAAAGTCCATCCGGGGTGTCCTGCGCACGAAAAGAACCCTTTTTCACCATCATCCCAAACTCTTGGTAAATCTGGTTAACGAAATTTTCATTTCTAAGGGCCGAAAATTGCTCATCATACCCAGCAAATATGTCGTCTCCATAAAGGTTCACGCCTTGGGAAACTATTTCATCATCTGTTGCTGTTGGGCATGCTTTAATAAGCTTATAATTCTCAATTATATTATGTCCAATACAATTGTTGGACGTCGTCAAAACACTGCCTGAGGGTTGACCCCAGGTAATACGCACCACATCTCCTGTTGGAAGGAGCAAAGTGGGTTCACAATAGGCATTATCTGCTCGTTTTATCCGTTCATCTATTTCTTTTGGCATCTCAGTTCCATGTTGCCTGAACCATTCTTCCATTCCCTTTCTCCGCAGGCGTTGACACGCTCGGGCAAGGGGAAAAGAACGATCCCAGCCAGAAACATCTAACATCGAAAAGAATTTCCTGAACGACCTGGACACCATTCGGTGGAATCCCCCATCATGTAGGTTAATTCCATACCTTATGTATCCAGGCTGCAGCTGTATTAGCTTTTTGTTTTGTTCACCCCACAAAAAGTGGTGTTCCACAACCAACTCCATGCATTCAAGCACAAAGGTTCTGATTTTCCGATCAACCTCAATCTCCTCCTTTGTTAGGAGTTCTCTCTTTCCGGAGATAGAGTACGGGGGATAATCTCGTAAAC